ATTTTTTTTTCTGGGTTTAGCGTTAGCCTCCCCGCTTCAACAGGTTATAGAAGAGCAGATGTACGACCATCAATTAAACTGCACTGACTCTTCTATTTCCAATCAAAATAAAGCTGTCTGTACTTCAATAGATGTACTCTTGCCACTTTTTGTGGGGGTATTATTCGGATTTGCAGGATTTTTATTATCTTCCATAACAATTAGGTGACAAAAATGAAAAAAGGTTCAAAACACAATACGAAAACGAAAGAGAAAATAAGTAAGATTATGAAGGATAAGTGGAGGAAAGGAGAAAAAAGATGAATAAAAAAGGTAATGTATTCTTTGGAGTAATTGTAGGAATAGTTATTTTTATATTTGGTATTTTATTTATCCCTTTCTTAGCAGATGATATAGATACAACAAGAACAGATTTAGATTGTACAAATACAAGTATAACAGGAGGAACTATGATGACTTGCTTGGTTGTTGATTTAACTATAGTTTATTTAATATGGTTCTTTGTATCAATAGCATTAGGGTTTATCGTGGGGGCGAATACTTAGAATGAGAAAGATATTAATAATATTTTGTTTAAGTATTTTGATGATTTCTTTAGTTAGTGCCGAGATGGAATTTGACAATAGAAAAGACTTTGATAAGAATATTGGGAGATATGGTAAATATGAAATTAAAGAATGGTTCGGAATGAAGAAGTTAATTGATATAGAATTGAAAGAGAATACAGAAGAGTGTGTAATGGGTTGTGAAGCAGTTAAGGAGATTGCTATACATGAAAAAGGGGTTTTAATTGAGGACATTTATTTTTACAATGTAAAAAAGAGGTATAATCAGACGTTAGATTACCAGATATTAATTAATAAGAATAACAAATGGCAGCAATATAACCTAGGGGGTGAGGTAAATAAAGGAACTTATCAAATAAAGTTACAGGGCAATAAACAGCCTTACGAGACTATTGATTGGGTCATAAAGAGTAATGGTTATTGGCTCACGGATTGGGCAATGTGGGGTTCTGGTAGTGACTTACTTTTATATTATGATTTAGAGGAAACTTCTGGTTTAGTGATAGATAGGGAAGGTGGAACAAATAATGGAACTGCAAATAATGTCTCAAGACAATATGATGGTGTTATAACTTATGGTTATGGTTTTAATGCCACAAATAATTATATTAATTTCACCGCAATAAATATGACAGAAAATTGGACAATTAGTATGTGGGTTAATGCCACAACAGATATAGCAGGTTCTGTAATGCCAATAGGAAGTAATGTCGGAGCAAATGGTTATTTTATACAATGGCAAAGTACAAATTTTAGAGTATACGGGGATGGTGTACATGATACAGAGGATGTAGCAGCAGGAAGGGGTATTAATTACAATAATTTTGAACATTGGGTAATAAGATATAATGGAACAGATATGGATTTTTTTATTAATAATACTAGATTAGGAAGTTCTAGCGAAGCTGATTTTGATATGGTTTTAAATAATATAGGGGACACATATACGGGAGGGGCTGATTTTAATGGTACAATAGATGAAGTAGGAATATGGAATAAAAGTTTAACAAATGCCGAAATAGAAAATTTATGGAATGGAGGAAGCGGTATGACTTATGGCGGCGTATCTCTTTCTGTAACTCAAAATCTACCTGTTAATGCTTTTACATCAGTAAATAAGAGGATAACTTTTAATTGTTCTTCTTCCATAACAGGAGTAGATAATGTTGAGAATATTTCTTTATATTTAGATGGTTCAGAAAATTATGTCCATACTCATGGAACATCAAATAGTACAAGTTTTGAAGAACAAATAACTGTAGATGGTTTAGGGAGTCATAATTGGTATTGTCTGGCAGTTAGTAATAATTCTGATGAAGCAACATCAGGAACAAGAACATTTACCTTAGAAGATTATATAACAAGTAACCCCGTTTACAATACCTCTAGTTTTGAAACGAAGAATGAATCTTTTTTCTTAAATGTATCTTACGATTTAAATTTCACAACAGTATCTGCAAATTTATGGTATAATGGAACAGGTTATACAACCTATAAAAGTTATGATAATGGAAGCATAGCAACCTTTGAAAATTCCCTAGACGTTCCTATAAATAACCACCTCAACGGATTAAATAAGTCATTCCATTGGGAAGTTAGTTTGACAAACAGTTCCAGCACAACCCTTTATAATGTTTCTAAATTAAACCAGACAGTAAGCGGGATAAGTTTTGGAATAAGGAATGAATCTTTAGATAATACATTCTTAAACATTTCATTTAGAGATGAAACAAGTCTTGCAGATATTAATGCTTCTATTCCTTTATCTGCTTTTGGTTATTATATAGGAAGTGGAAGTATAAATAAAAGTATTTCATATACAAGTACATTAGCAAATGATAGTTATATATTTGGATTTAATCCTTTAAATGAAACTTTAAATTTGGATGCTTATGTTCAGTATTCTAGTAGTAGTTACCCGCAGAGAACCTATAACCCAGAGTATTTAGTTTATACAAATTTAACAACTAATATAACATTGTACTTATTACATGAGGATGATGGTATTTATGTCACTTTTCAAGTATTGACACAGGCAGAGCAACCCATAGAAGGAGTATTTGCCAACGCTTCAAGGGAAATTGAAGGAAGTACAGTCGTGGTTGGTTCTGGGACAACAGGGGCAGACGGAGCAATAACATTCTGGTTAAATCCAGATTATGCACATGATTTTGTATTTGAGGCAACAGGTTATGGGGATTATGAAACAACTATAACCCCCACACAATCTAGTTATACTATAACTTTAGGGGGGGGAATTACAACTGCACCAGACTATAGTCAAGAAATTTCGTTCTTTATTGAACCAATTTCAGGATTTTTGTATAATAATACACAATACAATTTCAATTTTACAATTTCCTCAACTTATTGGTCTTTAGATAGTTATGGTTTTATATTAGAATATGACAACGGGACAGAAATAGGTTCTGTTTCTGGAAGTACAGGAACAGGGGGAACAGAGAGATTAGACGCAGATACTTCTACAGCAGACAGAGTTTATATGTATTATTTCTATGAGACAAACAGTACCTTTAATAATGGTTCAAGATATTGGATAATGCAGACAGACATCGGTTCAGAATTTAGTATATTCCATTTCTTTGAAGATTTAACTTTATATATAGATGCAAATATGTTTGGAATATCAGGAACAGATGGAACAGATACTTTTGGGAGAGCATTGATTAGCTTTTTAATCTTAGTCTTAACGGTAGGGGTTTTAAGTTATAGATATGGAATACAATCAGAAGCAGCAATAATGGGGATAATCTTTGGTATAGTCTTATTTTTAGATGTTGGAATAGGATTAATACCAAATCCAGAATTAGCAACAAATGCAGGGATAAGCAATTTTGCCACAATAATAACTGGATTACTCTTGATTGGAATGTTAATCAGGGAGGAATTAAAATGAGGATATATTATTATTTAGTAATCATTGTAGGACTAATGGCTTTATTTAGTGTAGCAGGTATAGAGACTCCAACAAGCTATGCATTAGATACATTGGGAATAATGAATATAGAGAATATTCAATCTACAACATTCTTTACGTCTATTGTTGCAGTTTTTTTAGCAGTAGCAGGAGCTGGAATTTTAATTGGTGTTCTAACAAGGACTGCCCCAGAGAGCTATCTATTAGGTTCTTTAATGGCATCAGTGTTAGTATTGTTTGTAGGAGATTTGGTTTCCATAATAGCAGCAGTTAGGTCTTATGGAGTAGATTGGATAACTTATATTATCTTACTATTGGCAGCACCATTAATAGTAGGATATTTAATTTCATTAGTAGAGTTTTGGAGGGGAACTGATTAAAATGGGAAATTATATAGACCCTTTTGATTTTAGAACAATTTTTGTAAATTACTTTTTAGGAAACGCAGAACTATTTATTTTTGCGTTTGTTATAATTTTTTCATTTGTCGCAGCCAAATTTCAAATGTCAAATAGGATATTTATTTCCTTATTAGCAATCGGGGCTATAATCTTCTCAGCCGTATTAGGAAATGCAGTTTATATATTAATAATCTTTATAGTAGGACTAATAACATTCAAGGGAATAGCTAAAATAATGACCTAACATACACATTTAAATATACTAATGGGTAATATATAATATGGGATTCAAAGAGATATTACAAAAGATGGGTGAAAAAAGAAGACAAAAGAAAGAGATGTTTAAATTAGCAGAAGAGAAACTAAGAATCCAACAGACATTAGAAGAAAGACAAAAGAGTGCAAACGAAAGAGAACTCAATAGATTCCTAAGTGAAGAGAGAGAAGAACAGATAAAAGAGGCTTTAGAATTCCATAGAAAGAAAAGACAAGAAGATATACAGTTTCATCATAATCCATTAAATACCCCAAACATAACCAACCACACAGAATGGGAAGTGTTGAGAGAACCAAATCTTTTTAGTAAGGGAAAGATGACAATAAACGAGAATGACGGTTCTGTTTTGAGAAATAACCCAGACTTAATGAAGAATAATAGGAGTTTATGTGGCATATAATGGAAGTTGTAAAAGTAGAAATAATGACAGAAGAATGGGAATATTTAAGAAAAAAACATGGAGAAGATAAAAAAATGAGAGAGGTATTTGTTTTAAAAGATAAGGAGGATTATCTACCAAGATGGGCTTAACAGACGAACAGAAATTAAAGTATTATAGAAATAAAGACTTGGTGAAAGCTATGATAATCCAAGATGCTACAGAAGAAGGACATATAATACATGGAGCACAGGCTATAAATGTTCAAGTAAGTCCCCCATTAAGAAAACATACAGAAGATTTCGATGTTTATACAAAGAAAGCAAAGAGTGAAGCAATAGAAATGGAAAAGAAATTAGATAAAAAATTTGGAGGAGATTTTTTTAGAGTAGAACCAGCATTACATAAAAATACTTATAAAGTAAAATCAAATGTAACTAATTCAACAGTAGCAGATTACACAGGGCAGGGTAAAAAGCCTAAAGCTAATCAGATTTTAGGAACTAAATATGCAAAACTAAGTGCAATGAAAAGGAAGTTATTAAAAACATTAAGGGATGAAGCAAAGGAATTTAGACATGATAAGGATAGAGAAACTCTACAAAGAATAAGATTACAGGAGGAAATGTCAGAATGGTAAAGAAAAAACTAAAGAAAATATTAAAAGCCCCAAAAAAAGGGGTTGGGGTAAAAGGGATTAGTTCTAAGAAAGTAATTAAACAATTAGCAGAGGAACATAGAACTTTAGTTAGAGAAGCAGAGGAAAAACCAGTAGAAAAAGATGATAGAAGTTTATTTTTTAAAAGGGAGTTAGAAAAAGAAAGGAAATGGTTAAGTTAATTTTTACATGTTCAAGGAGGGTAGATAAAAGGAGATGAATAGAAAAGGACAGTTGACATTAGGTCTGATAATAATGATATTCATAATTGCGATTGTGGGTTTAGCATTATTACAACCAATCTTCAACAACCAAAATATCTTAACAAGTAAGAGAGCAATAGTGAACGAAGCGATTGACATAAGTGACGCATGGTTAAATAGTACAGATATGAATTCTACATATCCATTAACTATAGCACAAGCACCAAGTGGTTGGAAAGTAGATAGATGTCCGATTGAATCAGTAACATTTGGTAATAGTACAGATGATTATACAGTCACAACAGATTATACATTTACAGCATCAACAGGTGTCTTATTGTTAAGCACTAACGGAACAGATGAAGTAAAGCAAGGTGGAAATGATACTTTGATAGATTACACTTATTGCCCTGATGGATATAATCCAGATGGCGGTTCAAGAGGAGTAGCAGGAATCATAGGATTGTTTGTTGCATTAGCTCTAGTTTTGGCAATAGTAGGTTTAGGTATTAAAGAGTGGATGAATAGATAAAGATGACAAAAGCAATTTTAAGAACAATTCCTGTAATGGAATCCACAGCATTAGCTAGTGATAATGTTAAATTTTTCAAGAAAAAGAAAAAGGACACAGGAGATTTCGTCGAACAAGGAGTTAAGAACATTGTAGGAGTAAATCTAGTTTCAGCCACTGCCGACGCAGTAGAGCATTATGATTTTTAGTTAGTTCCCAGTTATTTTCTAGGGAATTTTTTTAATTAAATATTTGGAAATATAAAAAATGCCATGTAAAAAAAGGAAAGGAAAAAAGAAGGGAAGATAATATTTTAGAACTAATTAGCGGGGAGTTGGGTAGTGAACCAGAGTGTGAGTAGAATTTAGGCCTACCACTCCCCTTTTCACTATTATAGTATGGTAACAATACTATATAAATCTTTTGTTTTTGAAATATGGTTTGTAACTCTTTAGTTAAAATAAACATTTAAATAGAAGTAAAAATTTAACTTGACATGAAAGTAAAAAAAGATGTGATAATTGACCTTATAATTCTTGGAATAGAACAAGGGAAATCACCAACTAAAATAGCAAAAGAGAATAATATTTCTAAACAGCAGTTATACTATTATATGAGGAGATTAAGGGAAAAAGGAATTCTTGAAAAAAGAGGATATGGGGTTTGGGAACGAAGTAAAAAATCAACAAAGGTAGCTAATTCTGTTAGGGGTCATGCTTTTATGTGGAAAATCAAATTATTTAAAAAATTTAACTGGATTAAGATATTAGAATCTAAAAAAATACCTTACAAAAAAATATACAAAGGTACACCCTCAATTCTATTCAAACAAAGAAAAATATGGTTAGGAAAGAAAAATATAATAATATATGAACCAGAGTCCTTTTTTGGTAAAACTGCCGTAGATACAAGGAAATATGCCTTTTCAAGACTTTTTGAGATTCTAGACCCCTTACAAGCGAAATTAGACATAAATCTAAAGAAAGATAATCTATATACTATCACTGTAGCAAGACATCATTATTCTTTAATAAAGAATTGTTTAGCACAGCAGTGTAATAAAACAGGACAGAAAATTGTAGTGTCCAATACTAATGGAATGTGGTTTGTAGTGGATAACTCTTATAACTTGGATGAAGCAGAAACTATACACCCAAAAACTGCATTATTAGACAATGTAGGAATACAGAGATATTTCAATGAACACAAAGAAACAAATTTTAAAGTTACCCCAAGTTTTCTACTGGAGAGTATAAATAAAGTAACACAGAATCAAGTTTTATTTAGTAAAAACTTTGAATCTCACATAAAAGCAATAAAGGATTTATCTAAAGGAGTTAAAAAATTAGTAAAAATAACAGAAGAAGTACAAAAAGAGAACAAATTACTAAAACAAAGGAGATTATCTGAATGGCAATAGTAAAAGGAAAATTAGGCAGACTATGTAAAAAATGTGGAAAGAGATTTGAACCTTTAGGTAAATATAATAAATTATGTATTGAATGTTGGGAAGGTTCAAACAAAAGAAGAGATTTATTACTTTGGAAAAAATATAGGTTTCTTGATTTGTAACTTTAAAATTACAATAAACATTTAAATACTTCTATTTCCTTAATTTTCTATAAAAAGAGTTTTTTTAGCGGGAATTTAATATGATAGATTGGTCAAATCTATATAAAATAAGAATAGCAAATCCAGATAAATCCATGCAAAAGCATGAAATAGTTAAGTTACTTTTAGTTATGAAATTATTAAATAAATATAAACAACAAAAACAATATATAAAGATTTATACAGAATTTCAATTAGAAGGAAGAAAATGTGATATATATTTTGAAAATATAAAAACAAAAGAAATACTTATTTATGAAATACAAAAAAGCATAACAACAAATTGGTTAGAAAAAGTAAAAGAATTCTATGAAGATTATGATGTTTTATTTATGAAAACAGATTTTATCGTCGTAGATTTAAAGAGATTATCCAATGATATTAATGAAATAGATAAACAACTGGAGGAATATGTATTTTAATGGGATTAAAAAAAATAATTAAGAGTTACAGAAAGTTGGGTGCAAGGAGGTTCTTTAAGAAGTGGGGTGATGGGCTAACAAACCTGACTCCTCTGCAACAAACTAGAACAGCGTTATGGGGATTCCCTGCTATTTTTGGAGGTCTCTTTTGGGGAATTGTGGTAACTTTTTTAGGGAAGATATACTGGCTTTGTTTAATTTTGCTAGGTTCTCTTCCCATTACCACAATGCAATTAGTAAGTCAAATACAAAAATATAGAGCACAGAAAAAAGTTGAGGATTTAATGAAACAAGCAAAATGATATTATTAATCATTATAATAACATTGAGTATATTAGATTTGTTTCTTACTTGGGGATATATTAATAAATATAAAAAATGGCAGCCAAATAAGGATTATGATTTAATGGAGAGAAATCCTTTATTAATCTGGTTATGGAAAACATTTGGATTTAAAGCAGGGATGACCATTGGTTCTATTATAGTTTTAACATTAAATATTTTAGTAGTAATTTATACTCATTGGATTGTCTCAGTTTTCTTAATAATTATTTTACTTATAGTCCTAGATACAAACTTAAAAAATATAGAAATATTAAACAAATTAATAAAAAAATATCCAAAAGGGCATCTTCCAGAAAAAACATTTGGAAAAGTTCAAGGAAATAATCAAAAAGGAGGTATAAAAAATGTCAAAATCAAAAAATAGAAAGGAAACATTTTACTATGTACATAAATATTTCCTAAGATATTTATTTCTACTGGCCGTAATAATTTTCACAGTGATATATCTCAGGGATTATCTCTTTGTTTCAACATTAGAAGAAAAATTTTTTAATTTATTTGTTTATGTAGGCGGGGGATATGCTCTTTTAAGGATGGGAGATTGGATATAAGATGTTTGATGAAATATTTGAATGGCTCGGAGAACTCTTTGAAGGATTAGGAGAATTTTTTGGTTCTTTATTTGAAGGAGTTGGAGAATTCAGTGTAATTGGATTACTCTTTGGAATATTAACAGCAGGATTTGTATTTTTATTAAGAAAACAAATGTTAAATCCATTCTTAGTACATATGTCAAAAGGAGCTGGATTATTCTGGGGTGCATTAACTTACATAGGTTGTTTCATAGCAGGGTACTTTATAGGTAAATTTTTTGAAAATAGTTAAAAGGGAGGTATAAAGAGATGTTTGAGAAACTAAAACAGGATATGTTAAAAAAGATAGAGACAGACGCAGTAAAATCAGAACTCAATGGAGAAACAGTTTACTTAAAGAAATCCAGAATTCCTTTGGTAGGAGATTGGGCTAGAATTTATCCTCCAGTAAATGAGAATGGTTCTTGGAATATACCAAACCTAATCTTTGGAGGTAAAAAGAACTTAATTAAGTTAATAATAGTTCTAGTAATCATAGCAATGTTATTTGCAGGAATTTACCAACTCATTCAGGGATATGAGGCTATCCTAAATCAACCATGTGTTCAATCTTGTATTAATCCAATAAAATATTTAGGTTATTAACATAATGGAACAAAAAGAGGGGTGTCAAAATATATTTTATTTTTATGTACATTCTAAACTAAAAGAACATTCTCTAGCAGGTGCTATTTCAGTTAGAAAAACTTATTCTCTATTAGCTAGATGTTTTAGAATACCAAAACCATTAAGAATTGTAATAATAAAAGAATTAGAATCATTAGGTTTAATAGAAAAATCAGATAAAAAACTTTTAAGAATTCTAAACAATGGATTAGATTTTTCAAATACGAATCTAATATATAGGAAGGTAGGGCTGTTATAACTCACTAATTACAATAAACATTTATAAACTATAAAATCATACAACAATATGAAAAAAAGATTAAAAGAGATAATTGATGATTTAAAAGATGTTGTTACCGACGAGCTTTATCGTGTTAGTGATGATTGTATATTAGATTGTGCTATTAGAATTCTAAATAGAGAGATAATTCAAGAGAAAAAGAATACTCATAGGCGGGAACAAATTTTTAATAAAAGAAATTTACCTTCTTTCGTTCCTGCCACTGAAAAACAATTATTCGCCTTAAAGAAATTAGGTATCAAGGAAGGGGACATTTCTAAACAAGAAGCATTCCAAATAATAAAAGAGGCAAAAGAGAAATGATAAACAAAGAAAGGATGATTTCAGCGATATTTGTTATAATCTCTATAAGTGCGGTACTATTCGGGACAATCATATTTCTTTATGGACAATATCAAGAACCAGAGATTAAAAGAACTAAATGTTATGATAGGTTCACTAATGAGATAATTGGTGAAAAATGCTTAAATGAAATTTATCCCTTCCAATGGGGAGGGTTGTTATTAGTTTTAGGAGTATTTTCCTCTGCGTTATCTGTAGCATGGAATTTCATATCAGATAAAGAGAATAGACCAACGAATTTTTTTGGTTTTGAATATAGGGATATTAAAAAATGAACACTCGCCAAAAAATGTATGAGACTAACAAGAGAATAAAGAATTTTCTATCAAAGAATGGATTTAGTTATATTTATCTATTTCCTCATTTAAGATATTTAAAAGATTACAATTTAAAAGGATATGGATTTGACGCATTGGGATTTAAAAAAATAAATTCAGGACACAAACCTTGTTTATTCCAATTCAAATCAAATAAAAAACCATCTAAGAAAATATTAGAAGCATATAGAAAGATAAGTAAATCTCATAATGTTTATTTATATTGGATTAACTGTCCAAATAGAAAGAAAATAGAATTATATTGTTAAAATGGTAGAAATTTCAGAAGTAAAAAAAGTAGAAAAAATAGAAAGAGTAGCAGAATCAAAAGATATAGTCTTTGGGAAAAGTGCTAACTCCATGAGAGATTGGATTAGTAAGATGATTAGAAAGTTCCAGAGAGAACATAACTTAGAATATGAATTAGTTTTCAAAGGTATTTTAGAGATGTATAATAAATTTCATTCAGAACAAAAAGATAAAAATTATGAATTAGAGTTAGAAATTCTTACAGGATGGCAAGGAAAAGGAGTAACAGAAATCTATAAGGGTTTTGATAACGACTTTAAAGTAAGAGAACCAAGAAAAGATAAAAAGACAGGAGAAATTACTTGGACTACACATTCTGTTTCTAAAGAAAATTTAAATAATATGATTAAGGTAATTAAAAAATTAGAGATAGGAAAAACATATAAGTGTTATCAAATAGCAAAACTCATGGGAATGGATTGGAAAAATGATGTTTGGAGAAACAGAAGTAAAATTTATTTTCAAATGTATTATCATCCAGTGAAGATTCTTGAAAAATTAAATGTAATAGAATATTCTGGAAGAGGAGATATAAAAAGATTAATATGACAAAAAAAGAAATAAAAAAGATATACAAGGAAATGGATGATTTAGAAAAAGCATTATTGTTAAAATATGATAAACTACAAAAAGTTCATAATAAGTTTTTAGAAGATTATAGAAATATACCAGATAGATTTATAGAAATAATAAATAAGATGTCTGAATTGTTAAATGCAATGAAAGGAGTGTTAAAAATAGCAGAAAATCAATCAAAATGACATGTATAAACGGAATAATTAGTTCAATAAGGTCAAGGAGAATTAGAACAGACAAGGATTATGTAGATGCAATGCTACACTGTGCAACCTGTTGTGCAGATAGAGAGAGAATAATGGAAATAGAAGATAGAATGAAGGAGGCATCAAGGAGATATGGTAACACTATTAAGACCAGAAGTAGTCCGCAAGATGACAGCAAAATCCAGAGAGAAGATGATTAAATTACAAAATCAATTACTTGAGCTTCAATGGATTGGAATTAAATTGGATAATTTATTAGAATGGCAGGAGAGAAAGTGAATAGCATAAGAAAACGTTGGACTAAAATATTCAAAGAAGAATTAGATAAATTAGATAAAGATGATAAAGAAGTTTTAGAAGCGACTATATGTTTTGATGAAACTTCAGAGAAGATAAGGAGATTGTTTTAAGATGAACAATAAAGACTGGGCAATAGACATGGTAGAGGATGCATATATGGAAGGAATTATAACAGCTATCCAAGAAGGAAGTTTGAAGTTGTTTATTAAAAAAAGAGAAGATAAGAAACTAAATGACCATAAAGGTGGAATGATAATTAAACCATACGGAAGGAGCTATTAAAATCGGACAATTCATAAACATAGAAAAGAGAATAGGAATAGTAATCCAAGAACTTAGAAATATAAATAGAGATTTAGATAAACTTAGGGAAATAATAAAAGGAATAGACGGGAATTTGTTTTATAAACAACAAATAAATAGAGAGGATATAAAAGATGACAAAAGAACGGAATTTGGGTGAGGATAGAGGAAATATTTTAGAACATCTAAAAGGTATGAAATTAAGAAAAACACAAATAGAAAGAATTTATGGAATGGTTAAGAGAGGAGATGAAGAGTTCATGAGAAGATTGAAAGATTTAACAAAGTGGCACTCTAAAGAATGGAAATTAATATATTCTTTTATAGACAAATTAGTAGGGAGTGGATTAATAGATAACAGTCAGCAGACAATTAGGGGGAATAACACTAATACAAGTCCGTCAGTGCCTCAGAAGGTTAAGGAACTATCGGAAGTCGGATGTGATAGGAAATTGCCTTCTTCTGCTGACACTTCAAATTGTCGGGCAAAAACGAAGGAGGATAGAGGATGAATAATAAGGACTTACAAAAGATTAAACAAGCTATTGATGAATTAATCTTGGAAATAACAGGGAAAAACACTTTGAAAGAAGCAGAAAAATATTTTGAAGATGCAAGAAATATTGGTTATCCAAAAAATGAAGATACTTTTTTTATTACAAATGTTAGCCAGTTAGCAGTTTTATTTAGGCTTAAAAAAGATACATCAAAATATTTCAAGACAGAAAATAATGCAAAGGTGAAGAAGAAACCGAGAATATCAGAAGAAACAAAGAAATTTATTGAATTTGAAGTCCCAGAAGGGAAATTAGAGGAATATGATTTACCAGAAAATTGCGATTATATAGGTAACGGACAGGATTTAAGTGGAAACTGTTTTGAATATCATAGATTTTGGAAACAACCAAAGGTGAATCTGGAGATAAATTAATATGAAAAACGAAAAAGACCTAAGAAAGAAATTAAAAGAAATAACAAATGAAATAAAAACATCAGGATTAGCATGGAGATTTAATTATTCATGTGGGTTATCTTCTGGCTCATGTTTTGGAGAGAGCTGGGAAGATGAAACTAGATTAGATAATCAGCAGACAATTAGGGGGAACAACACTAATACAAGTCCGTCAGTGCCTCAGAAGGTTAAGGAACTATCGGAAGTCGGATGTGATAGGAAATTACCTTCTTCTGCTGATACTTTACAAAAAGGTTGTGGAAAATATGTTAAAGAATGGAATAGACATTGTGGAGAAATAGAAGATTTAAAGCATAGTGATAATATTATCTTATGTTCTGAATGTCGGGCAAAAACGAAGGAGGATAAGAATGGAATATAAAGACGGATTAATTAAAGAATGGAAACATAAAGGAAGAAAATGTGTAATACTTTGGGTTAGAGACCACTTTTGTGCTTATGTTGAAACAAAATTAAAAGACGTTGATTATTCACAAGAATTTGGAAGCTATGAAACAAGTCCAGAGTCAAATATTGATGCACATGGGGGATTAACCTTTTCTGGAGAATTAAAGGATTTAGATGATGGAGTTTATTATTTTGGTTGTGATTATGCTCATGCAGGAGATTATTGTGAAGGTTTATGGGAAAAGGAAGGGACTTACAAATGGACTTTAAAAGAAGTTGAAGAAGAAACGAACAAAATGTGTGGGTCTATTATCTCTTATGAGAAAACCTATCAGAAATATAAGGAAGCATTTGAGAGATTTGAAAAAGAAGTAAAAGGGATTTCACAAGATAATGCAGAAGCGAAGGAGGAAGACAAATGATAGATGAATTTAATTATAGAAATATTGAGAGAATAGTTTATATTTGGGGAAGATATGCTGGAACAAGAGATGCTACTAAGGAAGGTAAACATTATACTGGATATGATATTAAAGAATTAATTAGGAGATTAGAAAGATTTATCAAAGAACCGAAGAGTTTTCAGGATGGATTTGAGAAAGAAGATACAGAAGAACAAGCAAAAGTGAAGGAGAATAAGGGAAATGGAGTTTAATGATATAAAAGATATAATTATAGAACTCAAAGTTCATAAATTTAAATATGGAAAAGGTAGAAGTTTTATAGATAAAGAAGAATTATTAAAAAGGTTTAAAGAAAAGTTTGAAGATGACAATTAAAATACTAAATTTATATGCTGGGATAGGAGGAAATAGAAAACTTTGGGATGGAGATATAGAAGTTACTGCTGTGGAAATTAATGAAGAAATAGCAGGAGTTTATAAATCTTTTTTTCCAAAAGATAAAATAGTAATCGGGGATGCACATCAATATCTTTTAGACCATTATAAAGAGTTTGATTTTATATGGGCGAGTCCTCCTTGTCCAACACACAGTAAAATGTGTTTCTCTCAAAATCAGAAGGTTTATCCAAGTATGCAGATGTATCAGGAGATAATTTTTCTTAAATCGTGGTTTAAAGGAAAATGGATTGTGGAAAATGTAATGCCTTACTATGAACCTTTAGTTAAACCAAATGTAGAGTTTGCGAGACATTATTTTTGGTGTAATTTTCACATACATAAAAAGGAATTTCCTCAAATTGATATATCGAGAAGTACGCCAGAAGAATTATTAAAATTTCATGGAATTGAGAAACCAAATCTAAAACATTATAGAACAATAGTTAGAAATATGGTTAATCCTCCAATAGGACTTCACATTTTTAATTGTATGTTAAAAGAAGTAAAACAGAAACAACAAACATTAGATTCACAACCACAAGCAAAGGAGAACCAAAATGAATAAAAAAAGAAGCGTTGTAGGTATAAAGATATTTGAGATTATGGAAAGAGAAAGAAATTATTATAAAAAGAGATGTGAAAAACTAACTGAATTAATTTTAGAACATCCTATATTAAAAAAAGCGTTTAATAAATTAGCAAAGACAAATAAAGAGGAGGATTTTTATTAAAATGACAAATTGGATAAAGAAAATTAAAATAAAACATCTTTTTACAAAGGGAGAAGATTGGAAATCTGTGCAAGATTCAATGGATAAGATAGCAGATGTTTTAGAAAAGGATTCGAGGTTCAGACATCTAATTGAGAAGTTAAGGAACATCCCAAAGGGAGATGATTATTTTTTTCCAGTAGATTATGCTAATAAATTATTAAATGACGTTTATAGTATTGCAGATTACGAAAGAATCTGGATTGACTAAAATGATTAAACAACCAAAAAAACACGAAGAATTATGTGAAGATGGATTGGAGCATGAATCAACAGATTGTCCTAATTGTCATTGTACTTTCTGTTCAAGTTGTGGAAAAGTGATGAGGGGAGAAGAATCAAAAGATTCAACAAGAGAAGAAGCAACTAAAGAATTACAAAAAGACTATGGAAAATAAGTTGACTTATAAAGAAGCAATAGAAATGTTAGAAGGATTGAAGAAAAGTTGGTCTGAAGGAATGGATAGTTGGATTAACCAAGAAGAACTAATAGAGGCAATGACTAAGAGGTTCGCAAAAGATAAAAACAAAGAGGAGAAGTTTTAAGATGGATTATAAAAAGGAAGCATTAGAAGATTTTTATGAGTTAATTAATAATTTAGAAGATGACTTACAAATGGATTTAGATAAGGGGGAAGATGGTTATGCTTGTTATAAGGATAGTCATGTCGCTACAAAAGCATATACCTTAAAAGTTTTGAAACAAAAGATTAAGAAATGGGAGAAGTTCGCTTCAGATAAAAAATGAGTAAAGAATTAGATGAAATAGAAGAAGAAATGAAGGAAACTGATAAAATGATAAAAGAAGCAACAATTAAATTAAATGAGATTCGTTAATGGTAACAGGAGGAACAAGAGTGACAAAAGAATTTAATTTAAAGAAGTTATTTAGAGAATATGGTTTTCTATTTAATTTATCTTGTGAAAACTGTAAAGAAAATAGAGATAAGATAATTTGTTTTTTAAAGGATATTGAAGCATTGTTAAATCAAAAGGAAGAGATAAATTTGTCAGAATACAAAAAGAAGTTATTTAAAAAGGAAGTTAAGGAAAGTGTTTGAGGAGAATAAAAAATGATACCAACACTTAGATTAGAGGCACAACTAAGATATGAATTATTCCAATTAGTTGATGTTTTGACCAGAGGCGAACATATGAAAGCTATTCAAATGTATCATCTTTTACATCAGAAGCCAACCAAAGAAGATATAGAAAGAGTTAGGGTTTTTGTAGATGAAAGGAGATGTTATATAGAATGATAGACGAATTTCAAACCAAACAAGAACAAGATTTATATTATAATCTTAAAAGAGAATACTTTTGGCAACAAAAGACTAGAGAGGTTTCTTTAGTTTTTGGAATAGGTTTTGGTTTGTTAATGGCCTATTATATGAATTGGGCATTAATCTCCACCTTTACTAATCTAATTGGGTTAGAGTTACACATGGTTTCTTTTTTTGCAGTAATTATAGAAGCTGTGGTAATAATCTTTTTTGGAGGATTAATTAAATTATGGATAGATAAGAATAATAAGTTAGCGGGAGTAAGAGCTATGGATGAAATAATGAGGAGGAGAAGATGAGATTAATAACGACTATAGAATTTGCAATGCTTTCAATAGGAGTTTTGATTAGTCTAATTGGAATTTTTTTTAGTTATGAAGAGATATTTGGTGTTGGATTAATCTTACTCATCTTCATGTTTATTTTTAAATTTGTAGGGGTAAACGGGGATGAATAAATATAAAATAACAATTAATGAATTTCCAGATAAACCAAGAGTTAGTAGATATAGTATTAAATATAATAGTTGTACTTGGGGATGGTATAGTTTAAATAGAATATTAGAGGAAATTAAAAAGATAATTAAAAGGGAAAATGAAAATAATACCAGAATTCATGGATGATTGGAAATATTGGGTCATAGTTTGGATAACTAGCACCTGTTTTTACTTAGGAGAGATATTTTTTGTTTATCTCTTTGGGATTAAAGGAGCAATTTATTATACTGCAATAGGATTGATTTCCTTTGGAATCTGTCGCAAGTATTTATTAAATAAATATTGGAAACCAAATGTTAACAGAATGGTTAGTTATAGGGTAGAGAAGTAGGAAATATTAAAATGATTTGGATAAATATATTATCAACAATAGGAATAATAACCCTCTGTGTTTGTATATTTTTTATAATTAAATCTATAATCATAATATGGAAAGAAAGACAAATAAAAAAATGAATAAAGAAGAATTTAAACTAGAAAAGGAAATAGTAGAATTAAAACATAAATTCAGAATGGAAGAAGTAGAATCAGAAAGAAAAGCAAAGATACAAACAATAAATCTAATGCACGAAAAAGAAATGGAAAGAAACAGAATTAAATCAGCAGAAATAAGAAAAACCCAATTAAGAAAAGGAGAAGGGGGGTTTAAGTATTAAAATGGAACGAACAAGAGTTGTCTGGGCAGTGGTAGTCAAGACTAAGCATATGTTAGCTGACTATCTTCAAAGTTTGAGGGATATGGTCGGGATGAATCTAGTAGCATATGAAAAAATGATAGATGATGCTTTAGGGGAGGCATATGCGAAATTAACAACAAAATATCCAAATGTTTATGATATTAGATTTACAACAACACAGGTTAAGAACGGAGCTTGTGAAATAATTTGTTATGGGAAAGTAGACGAGGAGGTTAAGAATGGCAAATCTAACTAATGTAACGAACTTATCTTTAAAAGGTTTTTCTCTTATATTTTCCAATAGTTTCCAAAATGTAACTGCAAGAAGTGCAGCGGGAACAGATAGCTCTCTTCTAGAAGGGATTTATCTAGTTTTCAACAAGATAGCAGAAGTGATTACAAATACCTATGTAGATTATGGTTTCTGGGAATTTGTAGTCGTATGTTTAGCCATTTTAGGTTTAGTATCAATCGTCTCAGCAATATTTTCTAAAGCCTGTGACGCAGTAGGAATATTTATTAAAATCTTTGTTTTAATACCTGCTATTATAGTAGTAAACTTAATCAATAAAAAAAAGAGACAGAAAAGATTAGAGGCATGGGGAGAATTTAAAAGAGATTTAAAAAAGTCAAAGAAGAGAGTGAGTAAGAAAATGTGGATATTTTGGATTATAATTAAAATATTAATTCCAATACTGATTGTAATGTATATCTTATGGGGGGTATTTTAGAATGGCAGAACCATTTATACCTAAGTTAATAAAAAAACTAAAAAGTAGAAAGTTAAGAAAGAAACAAGAAGAAATAGAAGAACTAAAACTAGAGATAGAAAAAGCTAAACTAGGGAGGGAACTAGAAAATGCAAGAGGAAATAAAACCAATATGTGATTATTGTAAAAAACCTTTAGATAAAATATTTTTACATATAAAAGGAGAAAAACAATTTGTTTTATGTAGGGAGTGTAAAGGTAAGGAAATAAAGATAAATTTATCACTTTAAAATGTTTACAAAGGTTTATAAGTATTAAAATCTTTGTAGTAACAAGGATTTTAAGGGAAATAGAATTACACATAAAAATGGTAAATAAAAAGGGAGATTTAAAATCGTTAAGATGAAATTCAAAAAAAACCCATTCCATGACAGAATACTTTTAGGTAATGTTCAAAGGAAAGATGGTAGGAATTACACAACAAGAGAAGATAAGGACAGATACTTTTTTCCAGATGAATGGATGGTTGTTTATGATAAACTAAAGGATTCACAGAGACCAACATTTAATTTTCTTATAAACACAGGGGCAAGAATTAATGAGGTAAGGAATGTAAAGGTTCAAGATGTAGATTTTGAAAGATTGAATATAGTATTTAGATGGACTAAATCAAGAAACAAAGATGGAACAAGGAAAATAAGAACAATTCCAATAAGTCCACAATTCGCCAAGTATCTAAATGGTTTGATTAGGGATTATAACTTAAAACCTGTTGATAAGTTTCCTATACTATCCACTCCAGCATCTAACATGGCTCTAAAAGGAAATCCGACAATGAAAACAGTAGGAGCATTACAGAAAGCAGAAATACCAGATTGGAAAATGATTTCAGTTCATAATATAAGAAAAACAACAGAAATGTGGTTATTGGCTTTAGATGTAGATTCAGCAAAAGTAGAAAAACATATGGGGCATACATTAGCCGTTGCCATGAAATATTATGTGTCTCCAGAGATATTCAATTGGGAAGACAAAGAACAAATGAGACAAGTAATAGGAGACCTGTATAGGTAAGATGGTACAAAAAGAAAAATACGCAAAAGAGTCAAGGCATTCATAACTAAATATCAGAACCCCGAGCATCAGACCTATTCTTTCTGGTTTCCCAATAAACTTTTCCTGTCTTAGAAATCCTTTTTCCAGGCATTAGTGCCTTACGCTTCGCATCCACAGATGTATGTGTTCTTCCAACTTGGTCTAAAACTCTTAAATTTCTTCTTTGATTTTTAAAACCCATAGCTGTAAATTCTTCTTTCTCTTTTTCCAATTCTTCTTTCATTAAATCCATAATATCTCAAGGCATTCACCATATTTAAATATGTGGGTCGGATTAGTCTGTCCATAAAAAACCAAAATTGTCCATAAAATAACTTTTTGTCTATAAATTATTTAGATTATAAAGTATTATTCTAATTCCTGAATAACCTTTTTTATATCTAAAATAGAATTATCTTTCTTGACTTTATTAAGTCTGGTTATAAAAACCTAAAATAAAAAAATATAAAATATTAAATTGTTATTCTCCAACTTTATCTCTCAACATATTTATAAACGCATTTAAACAACAGTTATCTTGACTTATACTTTGTCCTGTTGTGCATCTCCCCCAATATTCCCTATTTAAAAATATCTCCCCTTCTTGTTCTAATCTATATTTTAAGGGGTCTGATATAACCCACCACTCATAAACCTCCGCGTCTGTTGTATCCCTATCTATATCTAAACTTTCACATATATTTTTTAATTCTTGTTTATTACAACTCTTTAAATATTCCTTAAGTCTTTTTTCTCTTTGTTTTGTTGTTTCTAAATTGTGGTATAAATCATCTGCTATTTTATTTAAGTAATGTTCTTGTTCTTCTTCTGCTAATTTCTCAAATAAATATCCTATTTCTTCTCTTGCGACATCAACAGAAAATAAGTCTAAATCTTCATAACTTAAGGGGGCTTCGTCATCCTCGTAAGACTTCTTTAAAATATAGCTTACTTCACCACTTAAACAATAATGGACGCAATCGTGTATAAAGTCTTTATATTCTTCACACCAATTAAAAAGATAAATACCCCCCCCAACACCAAACTCCTCATAAGTGTCTGTTTCATATTTCTTTATTATCTCTTTAGCTCTCTTTATACTCATGTTTCTCCAATCTGTCATTTTAATAACTTAAAAAGCTTCCAATGTAACCTTTTATATTCATTATCATTTATTTGTTTATCTATATGTAAAAGACTTAAACCCACTATCAACCTGCTTATATCTATTTTTTTCAACTCTACTTTTATCATTTTAAACAATTCCTTATAAATTGGCTTTCTATAAATCTTGGGTTCTGTGTTTTAAAGTAATTACTTAACTCCTTAACTAATAAATCTATATTCGTAATTATAGGTTTATCTGTTTCTCTTATTTCTATTGGAAAACCCCTGCTATTATTTAAAATCTCTGCTATTTTATTAAAGTGTTGTTTGCATAAACCTGCCATTTTTAACTTTCTAAAGCTATAACCATATCAGCTTTATCTTTAAACTTCTGTTTCTCTAATTTATCAAGTATGGTTTTATCCTTTTCAATAGCTTGTAAAACTCTACAATAAAAACCTTGACACTTAGCTAATGCTTTTATAGTCTTATAAATCTCTTGTTTCTTCAAACCTGCCATTTTCAAAGCTCTTTTCCTCCTTTCATTTGTCTAAGATAAAACCTTTCTAACTTCTTATAACCTTTAATATATCTAAAAAGTAATTCTTTGAGTTCTAATTTATTTAAATCATCTAACTCTCTAATAGTGTTATCTTGATTAATCATTTTTATGTTTTCCTCATCACTTCTTTAGTTTTCTCCAAAACTTCAAACCTTTTTTTTAAGGTGCTTCGTTTTGGATATTTTATACCAACTTCTATATTGTCCTCTATAACTACAATCTTTATAAAATCCTTATCTTTTATTGTTTCTTCTGTTTCCATTTTTGTTCACCCTCTTCTTTAGTTATTTTCCAATCTTCTCCGATTACTTCTAATACTTGTTGTGCATACTGCCATGTGTTAGCAGAATAAGTATCCCACCATGTTGGTTGCCAAGACTTTCCCTTTAATTTCATTGTTCCTGTTATGGAATATTCAAAATCTGTAATTTCTTTTTCTTTTAGTAATTTTGCGATAGTGCTTAAATTAGGTATCCTTACTCCTTTCTCTCCTCTTGCTTTTGCTTTTAATCTATTAATTATTTTATTAGTATCCATTTTGTTCGCTCCTTGATTATAAAAGGAAAAAGGGAGTTAATCCCCTTTTCTTACACTCATTTAAAAACCTTATATCTACGTATCTAATATTTAAACACTTTTTTATAAGGTTTCTTATTTTGTTTATCATTTGTTTATCTCCTGTTATTTAATTGAGTATGATAGTTAGGGGCTTCAGGAATTAAGGAAAGAGGTGTTTAAAACCTTAATCCCTTAACCCTCTATTTGTATGTTTAATCCTTAAAATCTTTAAGGAAATTACCTTTATAAATCTTTGTAATACTTTTAAGTAATAACATATTTAAAATCTTTTAAGTTATTCGGTATTAAAAAAGGGCTTAAAATCTTTCGGCGTGTAGAGGGTGTCAGGGCTGTGTGTCAAAAAGTTCTCAAAATTAGGGTTATAGATTTTAAAAAGGGGGTTATTTTGCACTTAGCTACACATAGCTTAAAATCCTTGTAGTATGAAAGATGTTAAAAATGGGAGTTTCTAAGCTCTAATAAGACACTTTAAAACAACATATTATAACACTAAGTGTTATACTCTTTAGGGGTGTTTTTTTACCATTGCCTAGTTACCCTATCCAAGTTTATTATAATGCCTTGACTTCTTAATTAAAATAGTCAAAACAATCACCAACGCCTAGATAGTAATACAAAAAAGGAGTATAATGGGATTGTGGTATGCCTAGTCTGGCTATTTTATAATAGAAACCTCTCAAAAGAGCTCAGGAAAGCTCAGGAATCGCAGGAAAGAGAGTTTTGAATGTACTAATGCCTAGAGAATTGCCCTTTTTTTCTTCTCTTTATGGAATTTTCCCCTTAATTTAGGGATATGAACTATATATATCTTATAATTTGATACTTGATATGAGAAAAAACCCCTAAAAACCACGAAAATACCCCCAAATGCCTTGACTTGTCTCGCCATTTGAAAGTTTAAGCATCATTTTTCATTAGAAATCTCTTTTTTTGGTAATTCTGGGGTAATTTCATCATATTTTTTAGCAAATTCATCTCTATAAGTCCCTCTTATACCAAATTTAGAACAAATATTGGCAATTTGAGCATGACTCATCTCTAAATCATACTGTCCTAATAGGTTTGACATCTCCATAAAGGTTAATTTGTTTAATTTTCTCACTAAAAAGACTAAAATGTCCCTTTGTTCCATATATTTGACCTGTCCTGCTGTCATAGGGTTCTTTTCAGTAGCTTCTAATGCTTTTGACTTTCTTATTTTATATTTTTCTTCATATTCTTCATCACCAAGAGCAAAAACACCATAAAAGCGACCCCTAAATCTTGTAAAAACCTTTTTATGTTTGTAAGAATAGGTCACCTTACCTGCCAAGTATAAATATTTTTTTAATTTTCGATTATAAAGTCTAAAATATCCTCTCCGACCACTAGATTCATAAACATGAATCAATGCCCTGGCTCTCCAGATAGCAACATATTTATCTAAAAGGAAGAAAGTTGGCAAAATTACTATAACAAATAAATTTTTTTGTCTCATCTGCATCATTAAACTAACTAATGCTCTATTTATTCCAGAAAGACTAGCTCTTGAACTCAATCCTGTAAATGCTTCGTCATAAATTATGCACTGTCCTTTTTTTGCTTTGAAAATTGCTTTCCTAAAATCTATCGGATTAAAGGTCACCCTGCTCAAGTCTAAACTTGGGTCTACATATCTCCCAATTTGAAAAGCAAGAGTAGATTTACCAGCACCTTCAGCACCATCAATTACTAGAACACAATCTTTATCTTTTTTTTGTAATGAAGGAATAGTTTTTTCATCAAAATTCTTCTTCAATCGGTCATCCATATAATAAGTGATTGGTTTTTCAAATTTAGGGTCATCAATCTTAATACTAGCCATCTTCAATCAAAATCATCTTCATCTTCATCACTCCAAGTAGTCCCCTTTCCAAGATAGTTTTCAAGCCTCCTTAAAAATAATTCTTTTTCCATTAATAATTTATATTGTTCATTCCTTTTTTTGATTTGCTCAGGAATTAATGGCTTAAAGCCATCAGTAGCATTATCTTCAAATTTTCCTGTTTGACCAATGTCCTTTTCAAATTTATCAAATTCTATCTTCCTATTGTTATAATCTGTCTCCTTCAAATCCCTAGCCAATTCGCACCAAATTCTATCTAAATCAGCGTTCCAGCGAGAGTAAAGACCCAATCGGGAATGATTATTTACATCCTTCCATAGACTATCTAATCTTATTAAAATATTTACCCCAGAACTAAATTTTGATACTTTTTGTTCTTCTACTTCTTCCATAAAATCACCCCCAAATTCAACAAAATATATAAGATTTTGAAGTTTTTAAATGTTTTGTTTGTTAAACTAACAAGTGGTAACTAACCTACACATTTAAATATAGAGGAATCTTATAAAGAGTATGATATTCGCAGAAATTAGTTTTGCACGACTCAGGAGGGCAGAATAAAAAAAGAATGTTAGGAAACATCATAGGTGGTTTTATTGTAATCTTAGTTGGTGTAACTCTAGCTCCTACTGTGGCTAATGAAGTAGCAGGTGCACAGTTAAACAACAATATAACTGGAGCAAGTTCAACAATCTTAGGACTTACAACATTATTCTATAACCTATCTATCGCTAGTACAGCAATAGGAATCGCTGCACAAGGACTTCGGAACTCAGGTTTGATGTAATTCTACATTTTTGAATTAAAATGTTAGGAAACATCATAGGTGGTTTCATAGTTATTCTTGTGGGAGTTACTCTAGCTCCTACTGTGGCTAATGAAGTAGCAGGTGCAAGAGGGTGGAATGGAACAGACTTTACAACAAGTAATGTCACAGGAGCAAGTTCAACAATACTTGGTCTTACGGTTCTTTTCTATAACTTGTCAATAGCTTCAACAGCAATAGGAATCGCTGCACAAGGACTTCGGAACTCAGGACTTATGTAAGTGAGGTGGAATAAACAATGAAAAATTTATTTTTTAAAAAAGAAGGAGAGAACAAAAGAGTTCTCTCTGTTTTATTTCTTTCTAAACAATTAAATTTAAGAGAAATCTTTATAAAATGAAATCTCTTACTTTTATTTTCTTATTTTTTATTTTTTTTATTTTTAGTATCTCTTTTTCTTTAGCACTCCCCGAACCAACAATAATGGATGGTAGTCATTGGGAACTAACTGAATATTCTGGACAGCAGAAAGAATATTTTGATTTAACTGAGAAGCAATTATCTAATACAAGGATAAGGGTTTGTTTACTTCCTAAAATAGAATTATCTCAAAATGACCCAATAATACAAGGGCAAACAGCATTTCTTAAACAAGGAGATTATCAAGATATTGTTTTGCCTGATGATTATGAAATAGAAAAAGAGAAAGGAAATGTTAAGAAAAGGTGTTTAGATATTGATTCTATTAATTACAATGAATTACAAATAGGATTATCCACTATCCGTTATGAATGGGAGAATCAAACTTGGTATATTTATGATACAGATTTATATGATAAGGAAGGATTTTATATAGAAGCTTGGGATGGAAACGGAAAGATATTATCACCAGATATACAATGGATTGAAATTGAAGGGACGACAAAGTTCTTTTTTAATACTACATTACCTATAAATGATTTAGTTTTAAGAATATGGAATAATGATAAGAACTTAATATTCGAAGATGGAGAGATAATGCAGGAATACGAATGTGGAGGGAATCAATATTATCATTCTTGTGAACCACACCTAGTTTTAAATGTGAATGACATATTAGAAAGTCCAGAGAATAATATTTCAGGAGCTGATGTTGAAGAAGTATCTGTTGGGTTAGTAGATTGGATGCAATGTTTTGGAGCAAATATTGTAGATTGGGATGAGATGAAAGAATGTATGAATACTCCAAGATACTTTGATATAAATATCCATGGGACTATTTATGATACAGACCCTAGTTTAGATTTAGTTTATAGTGCCTCTTCAGATTTAATAGGTATAGGTTCAGATTTTTGGGGTAATAAAACAGAAGGAAGTAGTTTAGGTGCAAGATTAGACTCTACAGTTTTATCAATGGACTTTAATGAGGAAAATGTAAGCGGTACAATAGTAGATAAATCTGTTTATGGAAATGATGGAACAATAGCAGTTGGGACAGTAACCTATAACTCATCCTGCTCCTTGGACGGGAGTGGTTGTTATGAATTTGCAGGAGATACTAATAGACTTGATATAGCAGATGATTCTTCTCTAACTCCATTAGGAGGACTTACTCTTTCTATGTGGGTTAATAGAGACCAAAATGATGATAATGAAGATGTAATAGCAAAAAATAATGAGTATAGAATGAAATTTAGTAGCTCAGGAACAGGGAAACTTGACTTTACAGTATATAGTGGTTCAAGTAATTATGTAAATACAAGATGTGATGACTTTAATGCTGTTGATGGATGGAAGCACGTAACAGGAACTTGGTTAGGTGGAAATGATACTTCTGCATTTAAATTATACATTAATGGTGTTGAAGGAGATAATTGTGCTGTAACACAAACAGGAACATTTGGAGGAATAATTATAGACTCATCAAATATCTTATATTTAAGTGCTTTTGGAAATTCTAATAGATTTGATGGACAATTAGATAATATTTTAGTGTTGCCTTATGGTATAACACAAAGCGAAGCTGTAGAATTATATAATGGTACTTATGAGTATGAGGTTTTTCCTAAATATTATATTGATAAAAAAGGAGATTTTAGTAGTTTGATTTTTTATAATTCAACATCAACATTATGGAATGTTACAATGAATTTAGCTGATACATATTCTACAAAAACAGGAGTAGTAAATAATACTGGAATAAATCTAAGTGATACTAGTTTAATAAGTTACTGGAAATTAGATGAGAATTACGATGATTCTGCTAGGGATAATCATGGAACACAACTTGGAGGGGTGAATAATGCAACTGGTATTTCTTCTGGGGCTATGAGGTTTGATGGTATAGATGATTTAATAAATATAACAGACCATTTAAGTGACGTTGAAGGATATAATCAAGGTACAATCTGTTTTTGGGATAAAGGAAATGAGACCCGAGACGTAATTTTATTAAGTGAAGGATACGATGCCAATAACAGACTTCATGTAAGGGTTGGGGCATTTACAGGAAGTGATACAGACGAAACTGTCGTCTTTCTTTTAGAAAGAACTAATGCTTATAGGTTGTTTTTTTGGTCGCAACAAGGAGAAGAGGCATATAATGATAATCTGTGGAGACATATTTGTATAGTGACGGGGGGCAATAACAGAATTTTTATAAATGGACAGAATGATACTACTTTAAGATTCCTCAATGGTAATTCAGGGACGGCTGAATTTAGTAATATGAACAATGCGGATAGCATGTACCTCAGCGGAGGTTATTTTAATGATGCTATGAGACATTATTTGAGGAATTTGGATGAAGTTTTAATTTATAACAAATCTTTAACAGCAGACGAAGTCTTAGACATTTACAAAGCAGGACTCTCCCAACATGCCACTACAAATATAACTTTAGAGACAAGAACTGCTACAAGTTATAATACAACTGATAAAGACCTACAAGCATTTTTCTCTTTTGAAAATGATAATGCTACAATGGCATTTGATGAAACAGGTAAATTTAATGCTACTATAAGGGGAAGTCCTAATCTATCAGAGGAAAATGGAACTGTTGGAAAAGGATATTATTTTGATGGTTCAAATGATGATATATATGTAGATGATAGTACACTTTTCTTAAATGGTTCAACTGCATTAACTATGTCTGGTTGGTTTTATCCTCAAACTTCAGGTGCAAGGGATTGTCTCTTTTGTATGAGGGGGGCATCAGAATATTTCTTGTTTTATTATGATGCAGACGGAGAACATTTAGTGCTTCAATCTACTTTTGGTGCAAGTTTAGCAGATGGAGTCTATGCTCCATTAGATAATATGTGGCATCATATTACGTTTGTAACAAACACTACAGAAACTTATGTATATGCTGATGGGAAACTAGTACAAACAGGAAATGCAATGACTTCTGACTATATTGCAGATGATAAGTTTTATATTGGTTTAGACGACCATAGTGGAGCAAGAAGATTTACCGGAAAAGTTGATGAAGTTAGAATATATAATCGTTCTCTCTCAGCTTCAGAGGCAAAAAGTCTCTATGAAATGGGTTCAATGCACATAGAAGATTGGTCAGCATGGCAGGATGAGGGAATAATGAGTGATGGAATACCAGATACTTCAACAAACGAGGGGAACTTTTTTCAGTTTAGACCTAATTTTAATACAGATGATGTAGATGTTTCTCCTTATTTAATTAATCATAGTGTTGGAACAGGAATACCCCCACCTGGAGAGGACATAACACCCCCTTACTTCACAACAATTCCAGCCAATGTAACCTTAGAATATCTTATAGAAGAACTAGGTTCGGATTTTGAAGCAACAGATGAAGCAGGTTTTGATAGTTATGATGTTAATTGGTCTGATACATTTATAATAAATTCTACAGGATACTTAACCAATTCAACTCTTTTATCAGTTGGAAATCACAAAATAAATATTTCTATTAATGATACATCAAACAATATTAATTCTACTATCTATCAAGTAGATGTAGAGGATACAACGCCCCCTTACTTCACAACTATTGTAGCTAATGGAACATTAGAATATGGAACTTCTTTATTGGCAGATTTTGAGGCAGACGACTTTCATACCTTAGAAGGTTATGACATAAACGATACAACTAATTTTGCGATTAATTCAACAGGAGATTTGATAAACAATACTCAATTAACATTGGGTACGCACAAAGTAAACGTCAGTATTAATGACTCTTACAATAATATTAATTATACAATCTGGCAAGTAATAGTACAGGATACAACTCTTCCTCATTTTACAACCGTTCCAGCCAATATAACATTAGAATATTATATAGATTCTTTAGGAGTTGACTTTGATGCAACTGATTTATTATTTGATTCATATTTTATAAATGACACAACAAACTTTGGTATAAACCAAAGTGGATACCTAGAAAATGCTACCTTGCTTTCAATAGGAAGCTATAAAATAAATGCCTCTATTAATGATACCACAAACAACATCAACTTTACAATCTATCAAGTAGACGTGACAGACACCCTCTCGCCGTCAATAGATTTTGTAAGTCCAACATTATCTAATGATAGTTATTCTAATTTTAGTTACATCGTTTCTAATGTTACCGCCAGTGATTATAACTTTTCTAATATGACTCATTACTTATTAAACTCTGATTTTTCTGTAAACACTACTATAACTTCTACAAGTAATCAAAATTATTCTATGTTTACAATAACTACAGATGGGGTTTATTATATTAATGCTAGTGCTATGGACGTATCTAAGAATCAGAATGTCACCGACTTAAGAAAGATAACAATAGATACAACAACCCCCGTAATAGATTACGAAGTACCAACAGAAACCCATAAGGCAAATCTTACAAGAAACAATATAGTTATTAACGTATCTGTAACAGAAACCAATGAGGATACTATAATATTTTATTTATATAATGAGACAGATATTTTTAATCAATCGGCGTTTACATCTGCTCAAAGACTTTTGAATTTTACAAATGTAAGAGATGGAAATTATACTTTTAATGTCACTATAAATGATTCTGCTGGAAATTTTAATTATACTTCTAATAGAAATGTAACTATAGATATTACCCCTCCCGCAGTTCAGTTTGTAGTTCCAACCCCCCCATCTGGTTCTTTCTCGTCATCTAATGCAATAGATTTAAATGCAACAGCAATAGACGTAAGATTAGATACTCTTATAACATATCTCTATAATTCTACTATAGATTTAATCAATACTACAGTAACTTATTCATCGCCAAACTATAAAAATATAACTAATTTAACAGACGGTCTTTATTATTTTAATGCTTCGGCAAATGATACTTTTGGTAATTATAATTCCACTGTCGTCGGTAATGTAACATTATCTAATTTAACTTTAGATACAGTCCCTCCAAACGTCACTATAACTTATCCTATCCATGACCAAATCTATGATGAGTACCCTTTACCCGTGAATGTAACAGCAACAGATTTAACAAGCAGTGTAGATACAAAATGGATAACTTATGATTATGGGATTACAAATACTACCTTTATATGGAATACTACAATTCCTTTAGTATCAACAGCAACATATAACCTTACAGTTTATGCTAATGATAGTTCAAGCAATGTTGGTATGGATAGTATTTTGATTCATTTCTCACTTTATGATGATACTAATGCTACTACTGAATGTCCTGATGGTTATTATTTAGATGGTGATGGAAATTGTAGAATATCTCCAGCAAATCAAACTTGTTTAGTAGGATATATTCAACAAGGGTTCTATGCAAATGGAACAATCATCTGTACTCAAGCAGAAGAAGGAATTGGAAAGGCACTTATAGAATCCTGTCCATATAAAAAATATGGTTATTATAATCCAAAATTAGTGTGGATGCGTAAGGAGGGTTGTATTTAAAAATGAATGGAAAAATATTTATTTGTTTGTTATTAGGGATTTTCCTAGTTTCAATAGTGAGTGCGGAAGTCCAAACCTTAAAACCAGTACAACAAGGAGATTGTATAGAAATACCACAGTCTCATCCAAATGTAACAAGTATAAACATAACAAAAGTAAGATTTCCAAACGGAACAGAAGACCATACAGTTCTTCCAATGTCTACTACAAATAATTATAATTATAATTATACCTTCTGTAGAACTCAGGCATTAGGGGGTTATGAAATAACTACTTGTGGAAATGGAGACGGTGTGATGACTTGTCCTGCATTTGATTTCCAAGTCACTCCGAGCGGTCAGGCAGGAGCAGGGAATATGGTTTTCTTTATTGTTGTAATATTAGCTATATACGGAATTGGATTATTCGGGTTCTTTGGAAGGAATATACCTATATCTATCTTAGGTGGAATGTTTATGATAGGACTAGGGGTCTATATGGTTAATCAAGGATTGATAATTTATAGGGATTGGATAACAAATTATCTTGCCTATGTTACTATTGCTACAGGAACAATATTTGCATTAACTGCAGTGACAGAGTGGATTCAAGATACAATATAAGGAGGTCTAATAATGGAAGCTGAAGAGAAAAAGAAAGAGCAAGAAGAAAAAGATGGTTTTCAACTTGTTCAAGTTCCGACTCAGACTGCACCAGCAGTCAAAAAACCAGATGGCGAGGCAATGTCAATGGAAGAAGCAATAGTGGAACTATTGAATGGACAGCAAGAATTAAAAAAAGCCATTGTGGGTTAATCATACTCATCAGTATGATGGGGCGGTTATCTGATGAGGGATTCTAAAGTTTCCTCTTTTTTATCCTTAATCGTCAAGTATTCCGACCCCATCACATTAGAAGCGGAGAAGTAAGATGTTAAGAATTTCGTTTAGACTAGGCGGAGAAATCATAGAAGTAGTTTCAAAAGGGAATAATATATTTTTCTCAGACCCAGCCACAAATATGCTAACTACTATAGAAGGGTTAAGATTGAGTAAGGCAGGTGTTATAAAAGAATTTCCTGATTTAAAAAATAAAAAGAATTGGAAAGAAGAAGCTATTAAGAGATTTAAAAATCATATTAAATCTTTAGATAAAGAAGAGGATGTCTCTGATTATATTGTTAAGGAATTAAAAAAATATGGGTATGAACCATTATTAAAGCAGAAAGCTGGGTTCAGACCAAAGAGGTTATAGGATGGCAATAAGTTGGGATTGGGTAATTGCAGTTTTGATAATTGTAGGTTTAATCTTAGCAATCTGGGCAAGAGTAACACACCAGACAATAAAAGGATTATTAGTAGACATAAGAGACTTTTTAGGAGATATGAGGGGAGAAACAGAAGAAAGAGTGGAGGAATTAGCATACTATGATTAAATTGAAAGGAGGGGATAAATATGGCACAGGAATTAACAGAACAACAAGCTGAAGAAATTTTAAGAAACTATGCAGAAGGAAAAGCAAATATGCACACATTCTTTACTAATATAGTAAGAACTGATGACACTACAAAAACAGGAAATCTAACAGAAGAAGAATTAGGTATGCCAAAAATACCTCTAAGGACTTATAAAGAATTACAGACTTTTAGTAAAACAGTTGTAGACCAAGATGATTGGGCAATCTATTTTAAAGACATGGGTGAGATTTTAACTTCAACATCTCTTTCAAAGGAAGGATTATTAGTAAGACTTGCAGTAACAATAAAGAAAGAGTTAGCAGATGTTTCTCCTAAAAAGAAAAAGAACAAGGGTTGGTTTAAGGGTAAAGACGAAACACAACCACAAGAACAAACTCAAGTTTAATGAAAGGGGGAGGTTAAATTAATGGAAGAAGAAATACCATTGAAACAAAAGGTAGATAAGATATTTGAACAGTTGGAACAACAAAACTTACCTAAAAAGAAAAAGATAAGAATACCTAGAAAAGCAAAAGTAAGAAAAGGAAAGGTAAAAAAGGGTTGGGTTGGAATCTTGAAGATAGATGAAAATGGAAATATCTCAGGAGAGAAAACAAAACTCCAAGATAGTTCTTATCGAATGAAAAGTGGAGATTATCATTCCACAGACGGCAAAGAGATTTTATATTGGAATGGAAAATATCCTGTGATAATCCAACCAACTTGGAAAATGAATCCTATAGAAGTAAGGAAAGACGAAGAGAAAAATGAAACATATGGTCAGAAGTATGTCATGGCTAGAATGTTAGGAGATACTATTAAGGTGAAATCTCAAGGAGCTAAACCTTTAATTTGGTTAATCGGATTGGGTGTTGTAGGATATATTGTCTATTCTATTTTCACAGGGGGATTTTAATAATGGGGTTTAAGAAGCATAATTGGATGCAATTCGGTAGTCAGGAAATCCTAATTGAGATTTCATTAAAGGATACTAGCGGAGCAAAGATAGATTTTTTTAGATGTAATAACAAAAAAGATTATTCAAAGATAATAAGAATAATAGAAAAAAAATATGGTTTATCCCCAAAGGAGCTAGAACAGACTAACCCACACATTTAAATATGGATTACTCGTATAATATATATGGGTTTAAAGATAAAAGATTTACTCAATAAGAAAATAAACAGTAGAAACCATCAGATTTCTTTAGATGTTAAGAAGAAAAAACTTAAAGAATTAGACTTAGATGTAGATGATATTTTAGATATTGAAATAGTAAAAGGAGAAAGAAAGTGGCAGATATAGAAGCAATAAAAAAACAAATTCAGCAAAGACGCCAAGCATTAGCAACTGCTAGAAAACAAACAGAAGCCCAAAAAGTGAGAACAACACAAAGAGAATTAAGAAGAGGATTAGGAGTGAAAGGCAGAGAAGAAAGAAGAGAAAGAAAAGGAGCATTTAGAAAAGTTAAAAAAGAACAACTAGGGAAAATAGAGAGAGCAACAGAAGAGTTTGAAAAACAAGTTAAACCTGCAGAACAACAAATAGAGGAATATGAAAAACAACAAGCAAGGATAAAAGCATTTGAACATGGGAGAAAAATGGCAGTTCAAGGAAAGGGAATAGTAGGATTATCTAAATTAGAAAGAGAAGGATATAGGGCAGGAAGAGAAGAATTGAGTGCATTTAAACAAAGAAAGGAATCTTTAAAAGAATTAGAAAAAGAGATAGGAGAGATTACTCCAGAGAAATTAAAGGCAATCCAAAAAGGAAAGTTAATAATAGAAGGGGATGTTCCAAAGGGAATAGTTAGCGAATCTATTTATAAGGAATTACAACAGAGAGCAGAGAGGGGAGATGTAATCGCACAAAGAACTCTTTTTAAGGTATCGGGATATGTTGAAGAAAAACAATTAACAAAAGCAGAAAGGTTATTAGAAATCTCCCGACTAGCAAAGGAAGGAAAATATGGAGAGATAGAGAGGAGATGGGAGAAATTAACAAAAGAACAAAGAGACGTATTAACCCCAACAGAACAAACAAAAATAGGTGTTATAAGAAAGGCAGACGTAACTCAGTATAGATTTGGTATGTTAGACCCTAGATATATGTGGGGTGCTTATAAAGCAGGGGAGTTTATTCCAGAGGCACAGGCAAGAAAGGCACAAGAGGTTGGGACATTTTTATCAGGATTGATTCCTAAACAAAAAGAAAAGGAAATGGTATTACCCCCAATATATACCCAAAAAACAATACCCCAACAGACTTTTATCACAGGTACTCTTCCAGAGAGAAAAATTGAATATCAACCAACAATCCTCAAAACAACAACGAAAACTATCGGAACATTAGGTACAGGAATTACAACATATGCAGTTACGCCAATGAGATTCTTGGGGGGAGCAGGGGCTTCGGCAGGAGCAATAAGGAGATTTTGGGAAGGAGATGTAAAAGGGGGATTAACACAAACAGGATTAACAGCACTATATTTTGCTCCAGAAATAATAAGGGGGGGAAAGAAAGTTTTACCTAAAACAGTATCAAGAAGTTATAGGGAATTAGGTTTAACCAAAGCAGAATTAAAGGAGTTAAGAACAGCAGTAGGAACACGAAGATATTATGAATTAAGACTGAAAGCGTTAAGACATTTAGAAAAGAAAGGAGATGTCACAGGAATCCAAGCGTTCCAAAGAGTTGTTCCCTACACAAAACCTTTAGGTTATGTAGAAAAGGAAGCAGCCATATCTGCCATAGCAATACAGAGGTATAATCTAATGGGGGGGGAAGTTGGAAGAGGATTACCAGAAACAGTAATAAAGAAACCGATGAAATTTTTGGGTAAAGGAGAAAAGGTATTAACAAAAACAGAGGTAACTAGATTAGCTAAGGAGATAAAAGGTGTTGATATTTATGCAACAGAAAGACAATTAGTTAGAGCAGTAAAAGAGATGGGTGTCTCTAAACAAAAGGTAATGACTAGATTACCAAAAAGAGTTTATGTTCAAAGAGGAATAACAGAATCTGGAATACCTCTTTTAGAGGCTAGAAAATTACCAGCTTTAAGATACAGTCCTTTTATAGGGAGAACTGAGAGAGATATTTTTGGTTTATCTAGGGGAGTAAAGACAAAAGAGGGAACAAGGATACTTCAATTTTTATATACTAAAGGAGCAAGAGGAAGACCAATAGGAGTCGAGACCCAATTAACCTTGATACCTAAAGAAGGAAAATATGCAGAGATTCTAACATTAGGAAGAACTAGAAAGTCAGTTCAGGTTCTAAAGAGAGGAGAATTAACCTTCAAGAAATATATAGTTGACCCATTAAAAATAAAAGAGGCACAGATAGTAAAGTTAGGAAAGACTAAAATAGTTCCCTTAGCAAAAACAAAAGAAGGAAGAGTTGTGTTTAGAGAGTATGGATTAGAATTTAAAAAATTGGTTTCTTTCAGACCAAAGAAATTAGAACCAATACAATTATTAAAGGAGATTAAAAAACCAACACCAACAAAAGAATTAGGGGTTTTGTTTAGGAAAGGGACTTTAGTAGAAAGACAGAGAATAGGGGAAGTTACAATACCAAAAAGAGGGGAAGTTACTGCATTACAAACAGGTTTAAAAAAAGTTAGTTTTCCAGAAGGAGATAAAACACTATATCTAGCCAAAGGTATTGAGAGACTTAGAAGATTTACTAGGATAGGAATAGGTTATGGGAAAGGGTATTCACCAATAGGGGTAAAACAGATAGATATAACTACATTACCAAGAATGAAGATAGGAAGAGCCCCAATACAAACAAGTAAATATCTAAAACACCTGTATCAACAAAAAGAAATACCAATAATAATACCGACAAAAACTAAATTACCAATACCGAGAATAAAAATACCATCTCCGAGAGTAGGAGTCGGGATAGACTATTCAACATTAGCAACCCCAAGAATGGTTGGTGGATTAGGGATAATTAAAAGTCCTTATTATGGGAAGGGAGTAATGGTTTCTGAAGAAGTTACTTACGCTAAACAATTACCTTCTATAACAGGAATGGCTATTGTTCAAGAGCCACAATTAATTACAAGGCAAAAAGATATACAAGAAACAAAATTAAAGATAATCCCTATAGAAAAACAGAGACCTTTGGAAATTCAGGCAAGGGCGGGAATAGAGAGAATGGGAATGAGACCAAAATTGAAAGGAATTCAAGTTCCTAAATTAAGAACAGAGCTATTACAAAAGCAGATACAAAAGCAGAAGTTATTACAATTAATAAGGGCTAAGGAGGGAGTCAGACCAAAACCACAAATTAGACCACAACCAACAATAATTCCTAGAAAGACTATTATTCCTTCGCCCCCAGGTTTTGAAATAGAGACTTCAAGAATTCAACCAAAAGAAGAATTAAAGGAAGCATTTGAAGTCTTTACAAGAAGGAGAGGAGAGGACATTCCAATAGGAGAATTTAGAACATTAAGAAAGGCAAAAGTTCAGTTAGCAAAAGAATTAAAGGGAACTTTAAGGGCTTCAGGATTTATTGAGAGAGAGGGTGAAAAATTAGAGTTTGAGGAATTAGGAGAACTAGGAGAAGAATTCATACCTTCAAAAATAGAACCCTTTAGAGTAGTTCAGAAAAAAGAAAAGAGGTTATCAGCCTTGCCAGAAGTCAAAGAGATTCAGTTTTTTAAGAAAAGGAAAGGTAAAAAAATGAGGTTTATATAATGGACAAAAAAGGTAGTACAATATTCATATCATTAATGTTAGGAATTTTATTTTTTTTTCTGGGTTTAGCGTTAGCCTCCCCGCTTCAACAGGTTATAGAAGAGCAGATGTACGACCATCAATTAAACTGCACTGACTCTTCTATTTCCAATCAAAATAAAGCTGTCTGTAC